AAGTGATCGCCAACGCGATAAGATCACCGAGAAATTCGGCTTTTCAAAAACTCAGGTATGCTCATGACTTTTCTCATTCGCTATCGAGATGCAGATCACAATCTGACCAAAACTGTTGTTACAGCTGAGGATTCAATCGACGCTTTAGTTAAGTTCAAAGCCAAATACGAAGGCAGTTACGATAACGTTTACGCAATTATTCCTAACGATTTTGAGCCCTGCCCGTAGTTTGACTCAAATACTTCACATCAGAAAGTACGATGCGACCACGGGTGGTAAAGGTGTAATTGTAGAAGACTGCGAATCCTGGGATCAAGCAAACAAACGGGTGAATCAACTTCGCAAAGAACAACCTGACGCTGCTTTCTATGTCAGACGACGAATCTCCAATGCCGAGAAAAATCGAAGAGCAAATGCTCAACGCGATCAAGGAGGAGAAAGACTTCAGCCTGAGGAACACAAGGGTTGAGGTTATTGATTTTCCTGGCGTATCCAAGAGGGTCAACGTCTACCTCTACTCGAAATGCATATGCAAATTGACTGAGGATGAGCTCGAGGTTAATCACCACGGGTTCACTACGCTCACCACTAAATCCAGAATCAACGCTCTCATGCGTGAGTTCAACGGATGCACTGAGATCATTCAAGTACAGGGCAAGTGGTATTGGCAAACCTTAAGCAAAGTCGTTGGTGTTAAGCACCAATGGCGTAGTATTCCATCATACGCACAGGCTTTCACGTTCCCGCGTAAAGTGCCTGAACATCAACTTTCACAAGTCCTTCACATCAATGGCTAACACCGCAGAACACTACAGCGAAGCGATTTTGTTCATGCTCGACTCTATGAGTCCAACAGAAAGAATCCAGCTCAAGGACGACATGCGCCTCAAGCTGGAACGATCCTATGAACTTCAGCCCTCCACACTTCAAGGTTTGAAGCTTTTAGAGGAGCTTATTCAGGTGAGTGACTTAACCAGGACTATCCAATAGCCCAGGTTCTGGCAGCTCCTCTGGACTCGAGGTCTACCCACTTGGCATACGTCACGCCACGGTACGTCAGAAATGCGAACGTTTTCTTTCGTTCATGCACTTCTGGATCGTACGTCGGCAGATCGTAGTCCAGCCTGAGTGTTAGCCCGAGCAGAGGATTCATCGTGCGTTGTAGCGAACGTAGGGAACACCCCGGTAAACCAGGACATTACGTCCCTCGATTACGTCACGCTTCTTTTCAAGCATTTGCACTTTTTGTGCACGCTTAAACTCAGCACGCTTTTTGCCAAGGAAATCAACAACGACAGGTGACATTTGCAAATCCGTATCTGTTGTTACTGTAACACTTATCTGAAATTCACGTAAGTTCCGCACGTTACACAATGAACAAACTCATTCCCACTTTTCTGATTGTCTGTGCAAGCGCAGGTGTTGGTATGCTGCTCACGAGAGGCATGCAAGTACAACTAAATAAACAAGCTAAACAAGAGTGTGGTGTCGCACACCACAGAACGCTCATTCACTTAACCACAGTGGTCGGTGATGCCTACTACTGCGCTCCTCTTGCAGCGTTTAACAAATGAAACTATCTATTCTCCTCGCGAAGTTCAGAGCTCAGTGCAAAACATTCAGCATCTGTCACTTTACCGTCTTCGTAAACGTTGCCGAGGCAGAGCCTTTCCCTGTCTTGAGCAGCACTATGAACGACATTCCAAACCTAAGCAACCTTTCAAAGACAACGATTCACAGGGTGTTAAGGGATCTCGAAAAACATGGTTTAATCACTCGAGAGACATCATCAGTAGACGGGAGATTGTTTTACATATCTCTTTCAGACAAGGGTAAGAACCTGTGGCAACCTTATCTGGATGATGCTGGAGCCCACGCTGCATGAGAACGCCGCTTTCTGTTTCGTTTATTGAAACGTATTGCAGGTTACCTAGGAAAAACCAGGATCACACAATCGGGAGCTTTCAAGCTGAGTTAGAGAGATTAGATGAGGACCTGGATAAAGAAGAGATAAAGATCACACAAGAAACGATACAGACGTTGACTGCGTTAAGGAATGCACATTGAAAATTGGCACACATCAGAACGACTCACCTAGCAAATATGCCTACTGTTAAAACGGTTTTTCTTTACCACAATGATCAAGTCTGCTCTCGGTGCAGTCGCTGCTCTCCTCACCTTTGGCGGTGCAGGTATGGCGGGCGAAGTGTTCGTTAACCCTGAGCTCAACACCGGCTTCGGTTCTGACAGCGGTTTCGGTTCTGCAATCGTTGAAGGCCACGTTGGTTACGAGTTTGACAACGGTGCTTATGTGCAAGCGGGTCCAGCCATTTTGATTCCTGATTCTGGCGAAAGCGAGATCGAAATCTCTGGTAAGGCTGGTATCGGCAGTGGTCCCGTCTATGGTGAAGTCTCCTTCATCACGGGCGACGAACTGACCGTCGGCATCAAAGCTGGTGCCAAGTTCAGCCTGTTCTGAAAAGTAAGGACATGGGCCAACTACGGTTGGTCCTTTTACCGGGTAGTGGTGGTCGGCTGTATGCGCCCAGACAACTGGGAATACTGTTGGCCGCCAACCTGGTTGGTTCCTTATGTCTATGATTTAATCGAGTTCTATTCTCATCCGCCTTACAGCAAGGAGAAAGAGTATCTTGAGAAAGTTAATTGACACCCTGGCAATCCTCAGTTTTCTGATGTCTGCTGGGTTATCAGCAGGTGCAGTGTTCCTGTACATGAAGCTGCCTTCACTCATTTCGAACGCAGTCATCAACCTGACTGTCGAAATGATTCCTGAAGCACCGATCAAAGGATTACCTATCGGCGGTGACGATGGGATTAAAGATTCAATCCCTGGTGTAAAAGACTTTCCATTTGGAAAGTAATCACCAAACGATGCACATCAACCTGTACAACATTGCCTGTCTCTTTAACAACACACGTTTTGTGACAAGTTGTTTAATTCATTCTTTGTATGAAAAAGTTTTTAATTAAAAGTTTCTGTTTGTACTATCTGTAGAAAGCACAAGGATGTAGCGAAGCACACACTGTTGACAACCAGCAGCTGTGTCGTTACAGTATGCTTAGTGATCACTAGATCACTTTATCACATTTTATCAACATGACAAACGATCGACTCCAAACCAAAGCTTTCGCAGCTGCAACGCTTTGGGCAAATTACGACAAAGAACTAACCCAACTGGACTCAACCCTCAAAACGCCGTGGGAAGCCTCTCGCGATTCGTTAAACACCGCACTTACGATTGCCGACAACAGAGGCTTTGACCTCGCACAGTTTCAAGGTTCTGATTCCCCTTTCAAGTTTCCTGAGTTAGGAGCGCAGGTAATCGTCCGGGTCAGTCGGCTTCCCGTTCCATGCGAAGAACTGGCAAAGATCGACATCCGAATAGAGAAAGCTGAGCGAGAATTGAAGCTCCTTAAGAGCAAACGCAAGAGTTTGATTGAGCAGCTCAAGATCAAAGGACTTGAGTTCATTACTGAAAAAGTCACCACGGCCTACAAAGCTTTTACCAAATGAGTAACCCTGAAGTTTTTATCCTGCATTGCTCTGTCAATGCCTCTGTGCGACAGAGCGTACAGATTGCTTTCGAAGACTACAAGCTGCCTCCGTCAGTAATCGATACGCTCAAGCGTGCTAACGCTTGGTCAATAAGACCCAACCTTTCCAACGCATTGAAGACTTACCTCGATGAGCTGAGGCGTCTTCAAAAACAGCTTTACCAAAATTGCACAATCAGTCACGGGGATGTCCACTTCCTTCACCCCGACAACTTCGAGGATGCAATGCATCGAATCGGAGAAATGAGAGCAAAAGCTTCTGACTTCAACAGTTCGCTCAAAGAGCTTTGGTCAGAGGAGTTTGGGAAGTGGCAAGCCACAATCGACGATTTCTTCTCCCCGCTCTTCCAAGATCAGCAGGAGCTTGCGATGGTGCGTGAGGCTTACATGAAAATCTTTCCCACGGCTAAAGAGTTTTCGAACCCCATCAATGTCTATGTGATTGGGCCGTACCCAGCATCGCTGGAGAGAGTTGATAATCCCGACGATCTTTCAGCTCAAATACAGCAACAAGCAGCAATCAACACAGCTGAAGTGTTGAAGGCAGCTCAAGACGGAGCTCTCGATTTTAGCCTCACGAAAGTTGCTGAACTTGTTGATGATCTCGATGCACGTCCCGCCAACAAAGTCGGAGACAATGTTCTTTCCAACAAGCCGAACCGTCGTCGGGGAAGCTGGCAATACACTTACTCTCACTTGAAACTTGCCTCGAAGCACTGTCCGTCACTCACTGGTATCACTGCTCTCGTCAAAGATCTCATCAGCATCGGCGAGACGATGCGTGACGCTCCCAAAGGTAAGGAAAGGTTGAACGCTTTCCGGCGTTACTCCGAGATACGTCAGGACATTCGCGACGAAGCCGCTGCAATCGTGAAGAGTCAAGATTCCTCTAAAGGATTTGAAGCTTTACAAATGTCTTTGACACTCTCTAACTCCTACGAAAATCTGCTTCAAACAATTCCAAACTGCAAGTCACTCGATGATCTACAAAGCCTTGAAGAAGAAATCGAAGCACAGACGGGAGTTTATAAATATCGTGCTAGACATCTTCTTCAGGTATTTAGCAAAACTAAGGAACTTCTGGTTGGAGCTTCCTTCATTGACTCAATTGCTGAAGAACTGGCGGAAACGAAAGTTCAATCGACAGAAGACTGCGACTTTTGATCGTCTGATCCACGCAAACTCAATCGACATTCACCCTAAAAACAAACGCAAATTCTTTTGATCATGGACAGCTCTACTTTCACTTCTCTTCAGAACTTTCGAGTAAGTCTTAATAACGCTTTCCTCGAACGAACTGACGTTATCGATGGAGTCATCGCTTCAATTATCACTGAGCAAAACTGCTTTTTGTTTGGTGCTCCTGGGACTGGTAAGTCAGAGCTCGTCAGACAAATCGCTAATGGTTTCAGTGGATGTAAGTTTTTTGGTTACCTTCTTTCACCCACAACGGATCCGTCAGAGCTTTACGGTCCTGTTGCTGTCTCAAAACTCCTAGAAGATGAATACACACGAGACATCAAAGGATATCTTCCTGACAGCAACATTGCTTTTCTCGACGAACTCTTCCGAGGCAGCTCTGCTGTACTGAACTCGCTTCTCCAGGTTTTGAACGAGCGCACGTTTAATAACGGTAAGGAACTCGTACAGACAAAGATCAAGTCAGTTGTAGCTGCAACAAACTCATTCCCATCAGAAGAATCACTTCAAGCATTCTGCGATCGTTTTCTCTTCCGTCCGACCATTGAGGGACTGAAAAAACCTACAAGTAAACGAAAGCTTTACGGCTGGGCACTTTCAGGGAACCGTCCCTTGGTGGACTCAGATTTGACGATCGAAAGTCTCCAAACTTTGAAGCAGGCTGCTGACAAGGTTGAAGCTTCTGATGAATTCATAGATATTTTCACTGAGTGTATGGACATGCTCGAAAGTAGAGGCATGGTTATCTCTGATCGTCGTCGTGTCCAGATACTGAAGTTCCTTCGTGGTTGGGCAATCGTGCAAGGTGACGATACTCTCCACCCGGATTACCTCCACCAAACACTTCATCACATCGTTTATCAATCTGAAGAAGATCTGGAAACGATCAAACAGGTTGTTGATCAAGTTGTGCCCACGGCTGATCAATTCATCCGATCTCTTAAGAAAGCTTCGGGCCACATTATGAACGAGTTCAACTCTCTTCGAACTCGAAACATGACCAATCTCAATGAGGTCAACGAGCACATGCAAAAACTCAAGAAGATTCTTAAGGAGCTCCGGCACATCGCTGGCAAGTGCGAAGAAGCTTTAGACAGCAGCAAAGTGCGATTCACAGCGTCACAAAGACTGCAAGCTACCAAGCTTTGTCAGAGCATCAACCACAACGCTGATCAGGTCTCAGAAGCTATTTCTCGTTATTCAAAATGAAAACATCAACTGAACTTTTAAGACTCGCTGGCTCGGATCCTCTTGTTTTATCTGTCTCTGCACTCACAGATTTTCTCTGGCCGGACTTTGTTCGAGAGACCAAACCTCAGGTGAAATACTTCACTGATCGATTTGAGATCAGACAACTGAGTCGTTTCGGGAAAGAGCTCTTTGAGTTTTTCTACTCAGGTGGAGAGGTGACTCCTCTTGTTTCCCTGGACGACATGGAAACCTATTTCCGCCAAAAACAGAATGGCGAGATGCCCTCGATGCCAAAGGGTTACAAGCCAGAGAATGCGTTTTGGAACAATATTCTCATCGATGTAGCAAACAGTCATGTTTACGCATCGATTCAGCAAAATTGTTTGGGTAAGCATTTTGAGTCAGGTAACACAGCAGTCTGTGTGCTTAACGAGCTCAGTGACTTGCTCGAAGAGATTATGTCTGAGGACAACGGTGTCCACGCTGCAATGACATCGATGTCGCAAGAACTCGCAGATATTCGGCAAGAGTTTGTGGAAGCAATGCAGCAAGGAGATACCCAGAAAGCTGCAGAACTTCGGCAAAAAGGTAAAGAACTCGGGCAGGCCATCGAGGACACCCTTAACGAGCATCACGACAGATATAAACCAGACATCGATCATTCAATCGAGAAGGCTCAGCAAGATGCTCAAGAGATGCAAGAAGCTATGAGCAATCTGGCGGGTGACCACGAGGGTTTTGGTGTGCGTTTAGATGATGTCAAACAAAAGCAGGAGCTCGCCGAACGTCTGAGCAAAAATAAAAGACTGATTCAACTAGCCAAAAAACTCGGAGGACTGAAACAATCGTGGACAAAAAGACTACGTGCTAAAAACCAACGGTCAAATTTCAGTGACATCGTTGGCGCAAAGATGTCTGATGACGTCACGAAAGCATTTCCCTCTGAGATCGCACTAGCTGCAACATCAAAAGGGAAAGCTCTCTTTGCTTATAAGTATTCTCAAAAGACGATCCTTAGTAAAGATTTTGAAGCCCAGAGCAAAGAAGTCGATCAAGGACCAGTGGTCATGTATGTCGATATCTCTGGATCCATGGCCGGGTCATCAGAGCTGTGGTCGAAGGCAATCACTTATGTGATCGCAGAACAATGCTCCAAAGACAACCGTGAAATACAAGTTCACTTGTTTGATACCGGTGTTAATCAAAGCATCGTTCTTGAGCCACGCTCGCAAAGTAGTGAAGAGCTCCTGGAGTTTCTTATGGCCTGGTTTACGCGAGGAGGAACATCATTCGATCAGGTGATGAAGCATGCCTACTCACGCGCTGACATTGATCCAAAAGCAGACATCTTGATAATTACTGACGGAGAATGTCAAGTAACTGATGCCACGGTGCGTAAATTCAATCTGTTTAAAGATTCAAGTCAGCTTGATGTACACGCTTTCTGCATTGGCAAAAAGAGTCAAAGCCTCACAAGATTCTGCGATTCAGTGCATCTTGTTGATATCTGTGAAGATGCTGAGAACTCTGATCTTTTTCAGAAAGCAATAAGTTAAACAAGATCTAGTGTTCGTTCATGAATATGAAACAACATGAACTTCGTTAGGGAAGCAGTAGAAAGCTTCGAGAGCATCGCTGATAAATACATGCATCTCGATGCCTCTAAGGAGCTGCTGGAGTGGATCGCTTTATGCCTCACACAAGTCGATCAGTCAGTTCGAGTCACATCGTATGAGGATCGTTTGATCACTTACCTGACTGGTCCTGAGATCTTCAATGTTTTGATGATAGGACTGGATGGTCAGCCTCGATCAGAAAAAACAATTCGAGTAAGACCTTACATAACTAAAAATTATTCTTGCGAGAGTCTTCAGGAGTTACACCATGTAATTAGATGCACTAAGTACGAACTGTGGAACATAGCGCAAGATGTTGAAAGAGACATCACAAAGATACGGCCAAGTTGACGCAATCAAAAATGTCATTACGCTGGATTGGTTGATTGCCAACAACATGCAAGTCAAATTTGAAATCGCAGGAATCCAACTAAAGGAGTCCGAAGCCAAAACACTGCTTTCAATCGGCAACGAGATGCCAACTGTGACTGTGGACTTGATGGACCACGTCGACTCGAAGCTTCTTGACAGCAGCAAGCTCTTTAACCTGAGCATCGAAAAGAAACACCCAGAGCTCGCAAGCCTCGCTGCGAAACTGGCGATCACCACCCCCGAACTCCCTAAAAAGAAAAAGCAGCCTCGCAATCGTCACACCATCAGCCAGCTTTCTGTCAAAAAGATCTCTCTTGACGAAGCGCTCGACCAGCTCTGTAACTACAGAAGTCTGAAAAATGTTGGAGCTGCGATGGTTATCAACAGTTTGGTCAACGGTAAGTGCATGACCATTAGGGAGATCGCAGTTCAACAGGTCAACGCTCTCTGGAACCAGGACGTTGATGTTCAGTCAGAGATTTTTTCTGGATTCAAGCGAGTGCAAGGTGAGTTCAAGCCTTTCGTGACTAAACCTCAAAAAGGTTTGCTCACTTACCACAGCTCTCCTGTGTACGGTGCTCTCCGAGACGGCACTGCTTTCTTGAAGCAAACCGGATTCGTCAAGGTTGAAGAAAGTATTGAGTACGGTTCAGCTGACAAAAAGCTGACCGGGACTGAGAATCACCTTCAACGCAGGGTCTACCGCCTCGAACTCACTGAAGCAGGTGATGTGCTTGCTGACACCTGGGGCGATCTGGATAAGTTCATCTTAAAGTTCTGGAACACTCGTAAAGCCTGAACAAAGTCAGGCTAAGCTCAAAGGACCGCGAATCAAGCGGTCCTTTTTTAATGCAATGAACGTTAAGTACATCACCACACGTCCAGAATTTGAAGCAGCTTTGGCTGAACTCTGGACGATTCCAAAACTCTGCGCTGACTTTGAAACCACTGGGTTAGACGCTCGGGTTCACGAGCCAAGACTTCTTCAGCTCTGTACGACCCAGGAAGACATCGAAGACAGAACTATCTATGTAATTGATTTCTTCAAGTGCAAAGACACCGACGGTTTAAAAGCACTCATCGAGTCACGTTCGATGCTGCTTTTCCACAATGCAAATTTTGATCTTCAGTTTTTCCTGAAGCTCGGTATCGATTATAAGAAAAAGATTTTCGACACGTTCATCGCAGAAAGATGCTTACGAGCAGGTTTCAAAGAAAAGAAAGTAAGCCCTAAAACTGAAAAAGTATTTTTCGGAGACGTCAGCTGTTCTCTGAAAGCAGTCGTTGAAAGAAGATTGGAGATTGAGATTTCTAAAGAACAGCAAGTCTCGGACTGGAGCGCGGATGAACTGTCTTTGGATCAAATTGAATACGCAGCGAAAGACGTAGATATTCTTCCTCAAATTGCTGCGCTGCAGCTGAACGAACTTGCCGCCGAAAACCTGCTTGAGGTCTACACTCTCGAAAGTCAGGTCATCCGCCCTGTGGCACTTATGTGTCACTATGGTTTCGGTGTTGATGTCAGTAAAGTGAGAGCTCTACAACATCTAAAGCAGCAGGAGCTTGACACAGCTACTAGATTATTTTGTGAGTCCCTTGATAACCGTCTAGAAGATGACTTTAAACTCCCACGGCGGGCAGATGGGTCTATCGCCATCGGAAAGAACGCCAAAAAGGAGTTCAATCCTGGATCTAATGCACAATGTGTCCGATGCTTCAATCAGATCGGCACTGCTTTGCCAGTGGACGCAAGAACTGGAAAACAAACGCTGTCTCAGGTTGCACTAAGTGAATTCGACAGCGATGACGAGACTTTAAATCTTCTAAGGAAAAGAACCAAGCTCGAAACCGCACTGGCGCACGTCGAAAAAATCCTAATCAATATCAACCCTGTGTCTTCTCGAATGCACAGTGGATACAACTCTTACGGAGCTAACAGCGGACGGTTCACAAGTTCCGGAGCAAAACGAGTCACGGGAAACAAGAAAAAAGAACTGTGGGGAATCAACATTCAGCAAGTACCGAGAGACAAGGAGTTCAGAGAATGCTTTGTCCCGACAAAGGGTTTCAAGTTCGTTATCGCTGACTACTCACAGATCGAATTACGTCTAGCAGCTGAGCTGATCAAGATCCCTCAAATGATCGAGGCATTCCAGGACGGAGCTGACCTCCACTCCTTGACGGCAAGTCTTATTTACCATGTGCCAATCGACGAAGTGGAGAAGTCTCAACGTCAGATGGGTAAGACTTTGAACTTTGCACTGCTCTATGGGATGGGTTTCAAGAAATACAAAACATATGCTGCTAGTTCAGGTAACATCATTTCACTCTCTGAGGCGAAGGTGGCTCACTCGGGTTTCCACAGGGCCTACCCTCGGTTGAAAGAATGGCATCGCGAACGTAATGCGATGGTGCAAGACGGGTGGACTTACGTTCGTACCCCGATCGGGCGACGCCGTCTTCTTAGCTATGACGATGCAGCCATGACGACTTGCGCCAACACACTTATTCAGGGAGCAGGCGCAGACATTTTGAAACTCGCCATTGCTCGTTTAGGTAAGTTCGTCAACGAAGATTTTCGTCCTATTGCCACGGTGCATGATGAGCTGATCTTCGAGGCAGTCGACGAAAAAGCAGAGCACTATAAAGAGCTCTTGGAGCGGGAAATGCGACTTGCAGCTGAATCAGTTTTGAGTAAAGTTCCCGTTAAATGCGACGCCAACATCGGCGACTCCTGGGCTGAGAAATGAATTTGATTACTGTTTGGCTCCCTGAAGACGAGAAGCGTGATGTCTTTACGGCAAAGACCGACAGTGGGTATGTCGGTTGCGTTAGGACAGATAAGTGCATGATTATGACTAAGGAGTACTTTGATAAGCCTTTAGTCGCAGCAAACGCTGCTAGAAAACTAAATAAAACTCTTAAAGAAGGTGGTCTTATTCAGGAGACCGTAAAAGTTAAGACAGAAAAATTTAAAAAGACAGAAAGTAAATCAGGATGTAAGTTAACAGGAAGATTGTATACAGATGAGCAGCGAAGTAATATGCCACTTCTCAGCTTCCGAGAAGTATGGGTGATCTCTCGTGAAGACGAGTACGTTTTAGATTGCTTGAACGTAAAAAAGAAACTTCTTTGCTCCTATACCAAAGACAGAGAAAAAGCAAAGCGTTTCAAAGACTTTGAAGAAGCACAACGTATTTCACGAACACTTAAAGGTGTGTGCGGACCCGGCTTCAACATCAGTCGCTATTGGCTGAAAGTAAGCTAAATTGAAGTATATGTAATTAAGTCTGGGAATGACTGCTCTCCGTTACGGCAAGCCGATGGAATCAGCTTTGCGGAAAGCTGGAAGTATTTTCGGTCTCAATTTAGCTGCCTTGTTTGACGATGATGATGAGTCAACAAGTGATTTCCTTCCCGGTCTTGAGTTTAGTAAAACTACAAAAGGTAAAGGCGGTGGGCTTTACTTCCGCCCACAGCCTGTAACGGGAGAAACGACGACACTATCGTTGATACCAGCGGCGGATGTTATCAAAGCACCTAGCGATATCGACGCTCCTCCTATCGAAAAGGTCGAAGAGCAGGTTGAGGAAAAAGAAGAAGATCCGATCCTCAAAAAATATTTCGGTGCTGTCGGCGGCGTTGGTGTTAGAGAGATTGGCGCAGAAGGTTTCGGTATGAAAGATTACGACGCTGCAATTGATGCAGGGTACGACCCCGAAAGTATTAAGGAATGGGTTGAGTCGAATAGGTACAACCTTGAGAACATCGGACCTGGTGCTCAAGAAGTGTTGGGTATTGAAGGGTACGTGAATACCAACCCAGGTAAATTCGATTACTCGAAGTACGGTGAGTCTGGCTTTGGAATGAAAGATGTGGAGGCTCTCCAAAAACGGGGTGTCAGTTATGCAGATATGGAGAGGCTTGCAAGACAAGCTCCTCGGGTCGGACCTGAAGCCGCTGAAATGTTCGGAATTAAACAGCCGCAGAAATCGAGTCCGAGTTCGAGTTCGAGTTCGGATGGCGGTGCTTCAAGCTACAACCGACCAACCGGCCCAGGAACTACACCTGTGACTGGTCTTGGTTTAGGACGAGGAGATGGTAGTGGGTTCAACTATGAAGCTTTCGGAGGAGGTGGCTTCGGTATGGAAGATGTTAGAGCTCTTCAATCTAAAGGAGCCTCTGAAGAACGCATTAGAAGCATCGCTAAAAAAGCACCAGGCGGACGGATTGGTGCAGGGGCTCGTGAACTTCTGGGGCTGTAATTATCAAAACGCCATAAACTCTAAGGGTGTAGTTTTCTCTACGCCCTTTTTTATTGCATGACCCTGACTCGCTACAGCCTCTTCATAGAAAAGGAATCTAAGTCAATAAGGATTGCAATCACCGCTAACGATGCTCCCCACGCTCAAGCACAGGCTTTAGATATCGCAAGAAGCCTCAAGGCAGACAGAAGTGAACTTGATTACGGAAAAGCAAAAGATAACAAGCTAAGTGAGCTGTATAAAAAACTTGCTTACAACGATTTCGAATATGACTCGTGCTACGAGTGGAAAGGTTCAGTCACCAACGGAGTCCCATCTGTCTACGCACTATCAAAACGATATTACATGCGTCCGTTAATACTTGGTTATTTAGACATTTCACAAGATAATATCGTAAAGAACACATGCAATAATCCATTGTGTGTAAACCCATACCATAACCAGTATTTACATGAAAAAAATTCAAAACTCGGTGGCGGTGATCTTCAAATGCTCTTAGCATTCCGGAGCCAAGGCGTGAGCATCCCGCAGATCGCCAAGGCGCTCAAAGTTCACCGCTCAACGATTTACCGAATCCTCAAAGATGAACGTCTTTTTGCTGGGTGTAAGGATCACGGACGAAGCTCAAACAGCTGACGGAAAGGTCAATGTTTTGGCTGAATCTCTTCCTTCCTCAAACAAACGAGTCTCAACTAAAGTCCAACTAATCCAAAGTGAAGATCACTATGTCGGAAAGCTTCTGAAGGATCTGACTGAAAAACAAGAAGTCCTCGCCATCGGACCTACCAAAGCCACACCTGACGGTGTTATTCAGATGCAACCCATGTTGGTTGTGAGCCCTGAAAACTTCAGTGACATTCTCGCCATCAACACCTTCATGGCATGCGGCGGTCTCGGACCTAAGTCAGAGGAGAACGAGGTCGGTGACTCAACTGTCACAAACCGTTCAATCGCTTGGCAAGCTCCCGACGACAAAGAAACCAACTGGTTCAAACTCACAGCCTGGAATCAGCATTCCAAACAGCTCTCTGAGCTTCCCAATGGAACACCCACAATTGCCGTGGGTCGTGTGAGCACCAGCGAAAAAGAAAACAAGCAGTATCTGAACTACGCAGTGGAACAGATTCTGTACCTCCCTAAGGGCACGAAGTCCGCGCCCAAAAAGGCAGCTGACCCCGATAAAGGTCAAGTCTCTGCAGCGGCTATCGGTTCAATCAACTTTTCTCTCTGACCAATCATGGTATTTATCGCTGGACAATTCGCGGCTGATGAAATTCTTTGTCAAGTCCCACCGCACACCCTCCGCATCGATCTTCAACAGCGTCGCTGGAAGTCGGACACGGATCCTGATCAAGCAATCACAGATTCCAACGACAACGGAATCCCTATTTCATTTGTATTGCTCGGGTTTACTCCCTTCTATGGGAACCTCGGCATGCGAAACCGTCAAGAATTCATCAGGGTTGCGTTTATTGGTGTGGACCCTACTCATCGTCTGCTACCTAGTCGATGCGTATCAACTGCTGTCATCTCTGGTAAGAGCAGTCAGAAAAACTTTATCTCGTATTTTCAAACGCTCTACAACAACCGAATCAACGTTGCTGAGGTGATCACTCAGACTAAGTTCGTTCAAAAAAGCTTCACCCAGACTGATCCGACCACGGGGGCAGACACAGGTAAAGTTAATTACAACGTGCTTGAGTTTGTTGACCGCCCTGCCAAAGACGACGAAGAAAAAGCCCTCATCAAAGATATTAACGAGTGGCTTCAAGGCGACGGAGGAGGCTTGGTATCAAGCGCACTTCGTTCTCATATCTCCGGTGCGAATTTGGTTGAGCTACCTCTCGGAACAGATCATGCAGAAATCAAAGCAGCTTTCGACGAAGCCAACCCTCAGTTGGAGGGTGCTAAAGCGGAAGGTCTTAGCGCTCTTCCTGCTGGTGCGGGCGAGCCTAAAGCAGCGCCTCCTGAACCCACGTCGGACAATTCTAAAGAACTGACAAAGGAACAGAAGGAAGCCTTGAAAGCTGCGGGTCTTTCAGTTTAAATTAGGACTACTCACACACACCCGAGCCGCTTTCTACGGAAGGCGGCTTTTTTATTTTTCAAGAAGATCTTTTAAAGCAGGTAACTCCATCTCAGAGTCAGCGACAGCTCTTGCGAGGTTAGTAAAGAGCCTTTTCTGAACTAGGTAGTTTGCATGTAATAGGTCTATGATCTCAACTAAATCCTCAGGTTTATCTAACTTGCGTGCTCGCGACATAAATCTATGATGATAAAACTCTTGTTCTACCGTCATATATTCGCGTAACCGCCTTAGTAAATCTTCTCCTTCCATGAGCTTTTATCGAGTACCGGACAATATTCTTAATCCTATTACGGAAAGAAATCTCGTATCTGGTCGGATCTTATTACCTCTTGACACCGACGGACAACTCAAAGCCCAACTAGAGTCTCTCGGTAACTTCGACTCCATCATTACGAACACCGATGATACCGATCACCTCGATACTGCTTGGTGGAAGAGCTTACCTGAGTTCGATTGGACCTTGGCGATTACCCAAGGCGTCCGAGAAAACATCCAATGGATTCTTGAACCGGGTTACGAGCTTGCTTGTCGGGGTCTTGTTATCCTTGACCGCTTAACATTTCTTGAGCCCACACGGGCAAGATCTGCTTTTTTATCTGAAAAACCTTTATCCAACCTTATCGTTTTAAATCCAAGGCCCGTATTTCGTGCCGATCAAAGCAAAACAAAAGACTCAGTAACTTCTGCGTGGATGGTATACGACAAAGCGAAGTCAAAAGATAAAGGGACAAATATTGATTTCGATGTAAGCTGGCAGCGAC